AGCGCGCGGGGAAACTTACGCGGATTTTGTCACGGCCATCACCAGCACACCGGCGCGAGGTCTTGTGGAAATCGAACCAGATGAGGGCAGCGGTCTGGAGTTCTGGGCACGCTCCAACCCGGATGATGTTGAGAGCCCGATCTGGAAACTGTGGCAGGAGGGCACACGGCACCATTGGGCCTGGCCGTGCAAACAGTGCTCGGAGTTCTTCATCCCGCGGTTCAAGCAGCTGCGCTGGCCCGAGCGCGCGACACCAGCGCAGGCAAAACGCGCCGCTGTATTGATCTGCCCCCGCTGCGACGGAGAACACGATGAGGACGACAAGGTCTGGATGAACGCCCGCGGCGCGATGGTGGCACCCGGGCAAACGGTAACGCTGAAGGACGATGCGTCGCATGTCACCGGCGCGCCTGCGGACAGTGCGACGCTATCGATGTGGACCTCGGGCCTGTGCTCGCCCTTCGTCACCTGGGGCCAGCGGGCCGAGACGTACCTGACGGCGCTGCAATCGGGCGACCACGGCCGGATCCAGACCGCGATGAACGCGGGCTTTGGCGAATGCTACGCCATGACCGCTTCGGGCGATGTGCCGGACTGGCAGGAAATCATGGAGCGGCGCCAGCCGTATCGGCCGGGGGACGTGCCAGCCGGGGGCTTGCGCCTTGTAATGGGCGTCGACGTGCAGAAGTTCAGCCTGGTCTATGTGATCCGGGCGTTTGGCGCGCGCGGGACGTCCTGGCTGGTGGAGTTTGGTCAGCTTTACGGACCCACGGAGGATGACGATGTCTGGTCGGCGCTGGCGGACCTGATGCTGGTGCCGGTGGGCGGCATGCAGATCGAGAAGGTGTTTGTGGATTCAGGGTTCCGGCCCGACAAGCCGGAACTGGGCAACGAGCACAAAGTCTATGAGTTCTGTCGACGCTACAGCTGGCTGTGCTCGCCCACCAAGGGCCGGGATCAGCAAAACCCGCCCTACAGAGTGTCGAAAATCGAGGTAAAGCCGGACGGCAAACGCGCGCTCTATTCGATCGATCTGGTGACGCTGTCGACGGATTTCTTCAAATCGCTGGTGATGTCGCGCATCCGCACGCCCGCCGATCAGCCGGGAGCGTTTCATGTCCATGAGGCGGTGTCGGAGGATTATTGCAAGCAGCTGACCTCGGAGGCGCGGATTGTCGTGCAGGGCAAGCCGGTCTGGGTCAAACGCTCGCGCAACAACCACTTTCTCGACTGCGAGGCGCTCTGTGCCGCCATAGGCTACACGCTGAACGTTCAGCGGATCCCGGAAGGGGTAGAGCGCAAGCTGTCCATTGAGGCGGCGGTGCCAGATGGCCATGACCCGTCAATGGTGGCCGCACCGGAGCCTGATCGATCAGGTCTGGCAGCATCTCATGCATCACCGGGTCCTGACAGCACCGCCAAACTGCGCGGGCGGTTTGCACGCCAGGGCAGCCGATTGAACAGGTAACGCATATGTCGATGATCGGAAGGCTGAAACACCTGCTGGCCGAGGCGCTGCCTCCGACAGTGGGGCCTGAGGGGATGACCCTCCCCAAACCCTCGGGCAAATACATGCGCGGTGGGCGCGGTGTCACCTTCGCGGGCTGGAAACCGGCGCTGCGGGAAAGCCAGGATGATATTGGCGAGGCCTGGGACGATGCGGCCGCGCGGGTGGGTGACCTCTTGCACAACAGCGGCTGGCTGGCCGGGGCCATGGAGCAATGCGTCGCCAACACCGTGGGCACGGGGCTGCAGCTGAAGGCGCTGCCAGAGAACGAGACTTTTGGCATGACGCCAGCCGAGGCCTCGGACTGGGCGAAGACGGTGGAGCGCCGGTTCGAGCTCTGGGCGCGCAGCGCGCAGGAATGCGACATTCAGGGCTTGCGCACTTTTGGCCAGATGCAGGCGGCGGCGTTTCGATCCTGGCTGGTCACCGGTGAAATCCTCGCGGAACTGCCCTGGCGCAAACGGGCCTGGAACCGCTACGGCACCAAGGTGCGACTGCTGCCGCCGCAGCGGCTGTCGCGCAAGACGGAAAGCATGAAGCGGCTGATCAACGGTGTCTATACGGACGCCGATGGCATGCCCGTGGGCTACCGCGCGATCCGCAAGGACCTGTTCCGGCATGACGTGGAATACGATGTGCGCGCCCGCGACCGGGCAGGTCGACCACGGGTGATCCACATCTTCGAGGGCGCGCCTGGCACACACCGGGGCATCTCGCCTCTGGTTCCGGCACTGCAGGTGGCGCGGCAGTTTGACCAGTTGGCGGATGCCACGCTGATGGCGGCCATCGTGCAGACGCTGTTTGCGGTGACGATCACCTCCGACGAGCCGACGGAACAGGTGTTGCAGGGGCTGCTGACGCCACAAGAACAGGCGCAGATGCTGGCGCAAGGCATATCGCCGATGGAGGCCTATATCGAGATGGTCGCAGGATATTACGACGGCAGCACGCTGGATGTGGGGATCAATGGCCGCCTGGCGCATCTGTTTCCGGGTCAGGAGCTTAAGTTTCACACCAGCAACCACCCGTCTTCGGATTATGCCGCCTTCGCCATGCATCTGCTGCGCGAACTCGCGCGCTGTCTCGGGCTGACCTATGAAAGTGCGACGGGCGACAATGTGGGGGCGACCTATTCCTCGCTGCAGGCGGCCACGACAGAGATCTTTGCCATCACGAAAGCCCGGCGTCGCAACATCATGGCGCCGTTCTGCCAGCCGATCTTTGAGGCCTGGCTCGAGGAAGAGATCGAGGCGGGAGCCCTGCCGTTCCCGGGCGGGATTGCCGGGTTCATGGCCAATCGCACCGCTGCATGCCGCGCGGAATGGCGGGGTGATCCGCGCCCGCAGGCCGATGATCTGAAAAAAGCCAAGGCGCATGAGGTCTGGAAGCGCCTTGGTGTGATGTCGGACGCGATGATCTGCACCGATCTCGGGGCCGATGTGGACGATGTTTACCAGCAACTGGCGCAGGAACAGGCGCTGCGGGCCGAATACGGCCTGCCGGAGCCGCAGATGATGGGCGCGCAGGGCGGTGGACCGAGTGCCGCTGTCGCAGATGAACAGGACGAAACTAGTGGTGAGGCGGAGACATGACCATCAGCATTGACGATGCCGATCCCTGCGCGGCGGCCGCCAGCCTGCGGCAGGTCTATGTCCGGCTTGTCGCAGGTGAAGGGGCCATGGAGGTGCGCTTCCGGGCGGGATCGAACGGGGTGGAACGCTCGGTGACCTATCACCGGGCGCATCCAGACCGGCTCTTGGCCGTCCTTCGCGGCTTTGAAGAGCAATGTGCCCAGCAACAGGGCCGTGGCCCGCGGCGGTTTGCGCTTGGAACAGGAGGGGTGCGATGACGGAACCGCCCGATGTTGAACACTCTGCGGTGGCGCCGGCGGGGCCGACGCTGGCACAAATTGCGGGCCGCGTGTTGAACCGGCCGCTGCTGCTGCACCCGGAAAAGGCCGATCTGATCCTGCATGTGCTGCAGGGCCGGATTGGGATCGAGCCTATGAGCCTGCCGGGGCCCGAGGCCAACCGCTTTGTCGGCAGTTACCGCCGCGACAACGGCAGCGTCGGTTCCATGCGCGTTGCAAACGGTGTTGCCATCCTGCCCATCGTGGGCAGCCTGGTGAACCGCGGGGCCTGGATCGGGGCCAATTCGGGGCTGGTCTCCTATGAAGGCATCGCCGCGCAGCTGCGCGAGGCGCAAGCCGACCCGGATGTGCGGGCGATCCTCTTAGATATCGACAGTCCCGGCGGTGAGGCCACGGGCATGTTCGCGACAGCCAACCTCGTTCGCGCTGTGAACCAGGTGAAGCCGGTTCTGGCCTTCGTCAATGATGTGGCCGCCTCGGCCGCCTATGGCATCGCCAGTGCTGCGCGCGAAATCATCGTCTCGCCCACCTCCATGGTCGGCTCCATCGGTGTGGTGCTGACCCATCTCGACCGCTCGGGCGAGCTGGAAGATCGCGGCGTGAAGCCGACGCTCATTCATGCCGGGGCGCATAAGGTCGACGGCAACCCGTTCGGACCGCTGTCGGACGCGGTGCGCGCGGATCTGCAGGCCGAAGTTCTCAAAATATATGATCAATTCATCGGCTTGGTCGCGGAAGGTCGGACTGGTCGCATGACTGAGCAGGCGATCCGCGCCACAGAAGCCCGCACCTATCTTGGCGCGGATGCCATTGCTCAAGGTCTCGCCGATCGCATGGCGAGCCTGGACGAGGTTATCGCCACGCTTTCGCAACCGCCCTCCGTGGCAATTTCCCAGAGAAAGGGAGGACCCATGACCAGAACCATCCAGAACGAGGCGCCCGCGAGTGACGTCTCGGCCATTAGCCCAGCCGACCTGCAAGCGGCTGTCGATGCCGCCCGCACCGAGGCGCATACCGCCGGTGTCACCGCTGGCAAAGCCGAGGCCACGTCCCGCATCAAGTCTATCCTGACAGCGCCCGAGGCCGAAGGCCGGGAAGCCCAGGCGCTGGTTCTGGCGCTTGAAACCGAGATGTCGGCTGTGGATGCAGCGAAAGTTATGACGGCGTCCCCCAAGGCATTGGTCCCCACGACGATTGCCGACCGGGCCGCACACGAGACTGAACTCGGGGCTGAAACCCCAGCAGATCAACACAACCGCGCCGAGCGCAGCGTGGCGGGGTGGTCCAAAGCCATCACCCACGCCAATGCGCGCTTTGGCTGAATAAGGGAGAAGGACCATGACTGTTCTCACAGAAGGCCGCCATCCCGGCGAATTCCTGATGACCGAGGCCAATGGCCAGCGCTCGCGGGAAAATATCACCATCGCCAGCGGTGCTGGCATCATCGCCCCGGGCACCGTGCTGG